GAAATTGGTGATAAATTCAGTTCGCGACACGGTCAAAAAGGTACTTGCGGTATTTTATTGAACGAAGAAGATATGCCGTTCAGTGCTTCGGGATTACGACCGGATTTAATTATGAATCCACATGCGGTTCCTTCGCGTATGACGATTGCGCAATTAATGGAATGTATGTTTGGTAAAATTTGTGTAAATAAAGGAACGTTAGGTGATGGAACTCCTTATTCGCATTTACCCGTTGAAGAATTACGTCGTCAATTAACGGAATTAGGGTTACATCCGTACGGTAATGAACTTTTATACAATGGTCAAACGGGCGAAATGATTCAAGCCGAAATCTTTATGGGACCTACATTCTATCAACGTTTGAAACATATGGTTATTGATAAGAAACATAGTCGTTCTCGTGGTCCTATTGTTTCGCTTACTCGTCAACCCTGCGAAGGTCGATCGCGTGACGGTGGTTTGCGTGTAGGTGAAATGGAACGTGATTGTATGCTTTCTCATGGAGCAGCAATGTTCACAAAAGAAAGATTAATGGATGTCAGCGATCCTTTCACTACTGGTTTCTGTAAAACTTGCGGTACGTTAGCTATCGTGAACAATAAAGAAAATATATATCATTGCGGTACTTGTGGAAATCGCACTTCGTTTGAAGAAAAAACTATTCCTTACGCTGTAAAACTATGGGCTCAAGAATTAGAAGCTATGCATATTTTACCGCGCTTAGTATTTGAATAAGAGAATTACCATCACCATAAACATAACAAGGTGGTAATTCATTCGTAGGTAATGTATTAAATGCATTTTTTAATTTCGTATATGGTGGCGAGACAACTTGTAAATAAGGAAACGGTATTTGATCTCGCTCAGTGCTTGTTCGTAAAACAATAGTGGGTTTACCTAAAAAAGCAGCCTCTTCTTGAATTCCTCCGGAATCTGTAAGTAAACAAAAACAGTTTCTTACATGTTCTAAAAATTCACGATGACTACAGGGTTCCAAAAAGGTTATATTCAAATCGTAACTTTTTACTAATTTTTGAAGCTCTTTATTAGGATGCAGAAACCAGATAAATTCCTTGCTATTGTTTTCTTCACAAATCTGTTTTAAGTGCTTGACAAAATTTGGAAGGTGTTCAATATTCTCACGGCGATGAAAGGTGATGAGTACTGTGTGTCCTGGATTAACTTTCAAATTATACGATTTCACTAAATCTAAAATAGTGTTTCCTACTACATGTATAGTTCCTTGAACGTTTTCATTCTCTAGTAAAGTTTTATTTGCTTTATGCGGAACAAGATGAGTTTCAGTCATTCGTGAGATCATTTGACGATAAGCTTCTTCAGGATACGGATTGTAAATGTCATAGGTTCGCATTCCGGCTTCCAAATGAATAATTTTTACACCATTTTGAAAAGCACATAATGCTGAATAAAACGCTGTAGAAGTGTCACCTTGTACAAGAATGTGAGTAAACTGCGTTACATATTTTCCCAACTGTGATAAAATTTGCGATCCTAAAGAATCTAAACGATTTGAATTATTATTCAAAATTTGTATACAATAATCATATTCTAAATCAGGTTCAAGTATATTCTCATGTTGAGTTATACGTATTACTTTGCATTGTAAATCTTTAATTAGAGAACATACTTTCAAGTACTCTGGTCTTGTTCCGTAAACTATACAAAGTTTCATTTAGTTATAGGGAGTTTACTCTGTAAAAATGAATAGCCTAGATCATTTTTTAAAATTCAAAGATAAAATTCTCAACCAAGAACCGTTTGCCTTAATACGACCAGCAGATGGAGAATATTACGTATGCAATAATGTTTCACTTACTAACATTGATAACTGGACATTTAATCAAAACGGTTCTTTAAGAACTGATTTGATAATGTCGATTCTTAATTGCAAAGATGTATATGTAGGTATTCCTTGTCGTGATTGTAATTTAGAAATGTATGAATGGTACATGACTAACTTTGATATTCAAAATTTAACTTACGCAAACATATTTTGCAACAAAAACTGGAATTCTTTTATAAGTTTATTTACTCATAGAAATATACCTTTTTATTATATTGGTCCGTACGTTTCTAATACGGTCAACTTAAATTTAGTGGATAAATTTCACACAGATCAATATTTAGTGAACAAGTGGGATACTGAAAAAGATAAGTTTATACATTCATTAAAAGAATGGATCAAAGATAAAAAAGGTTTATTTTTATTTTCGGTTGGTCCTATTTCTAAAGTGATTATTCCTATGCTCTGGAAAGATAACCCCACAAATACATATTTAGATGTGGGATCAACTCTTGATTTATTCATGAAAGGAAATACGAACAGAGAATATGCAAATCCAAATAGTACGTTTGCTAACCAAATTTGTGATTTTAAGTATGGTCATAAGCAAGCAGAAATAACCGCTATATTAACTTTATACAAACGACCATATTGTTTAGAAAAACAGATTGAAGCTATACGTAACCAAACTATTCCACCCAAACAGATAATTCTACTAAAAAATTATTTCGAAGGAGTTGAACTTCCGCAACTAAAAGGAATAACAACGATTGATTGTAACAAGAATTTTGGTGTATGGGCTAGGTTCGCTGCATCATTATTAGCGGATACCGAATTTGTATGCGTATTTGATGATGATACAATTCCTGGTAATCGGTGGTTTGAAAATTGTGTTACATCAATGAAAAAACGTGAAGGATTATACGGAACAATTGGTGTCATTTTTCCGCAACCGAGTTATTCAATAACCTTAGATAACCGAGTTGGGTGGGATAGACCAAATACCGAAATAACGGAAGTAGATATTGTAGGACATTCTTGGTTTTTCAAACGCGAATGGTTAAATAATCTATGGCGATATACTCCAAATTATAAAGATGATTTAAAATGCGGCGAAGATATTAACTTTTCATTCTATCTGCAGCAAGTCGGTATACCTACATTAGTACCTCCTCATCCGCCAGGAGAATATGAAGTGTATGGTAGCAATCCAACTACAGCATGGCAATACGGTGCAGATAATAACGCGGTATCTCGTGAACCAGCAAGCGGAGTATTATTCGATATTGCTTTAAAAGAAGCTATTCGTAAAGGTTTCAAACTTATTTGTATGAAATAATTTATGGCTGGGGATCTTCAGTACCTATTGAAGTTAGATCCTCCATAGAAGGAGATTGTTTCATTTGAACATTTCCTTTCAGCTTTAGACGAATGCAATATACGAGTGAAGATGCGCCGCATAAACCAAATAATGCATACACAAATCCTTGTAAAAGAGTATCAGCGTCCATTTACTTATAAAACGAATTGTATTATATAAATCTTTAATCCAACGAAAAATGTCGTTAGAAATCGTAATTGGTCCAATGTTTTCGGGTAAAACTACCTATGCTCTTTCCTATATACGCAGACAGCGGGCTATTAACAAAAATGTAATTGTTATCAAACCTAATATTGATATGCGATTTTCAACCGAAGATGTTATTGTAACTCATAATCGTGAACAAACTCCATGTATGACTTGGACAATAGATAAACCTCTTAAGATAACTCCTCGAATGAAAGACGCCGAATGTATTGTTATAGAAGAATCTCAATTTCTTACTAATCTTAAAGGATTTGTACACGAACTATTATTCCATCATAAAAAGAACATTTTAGTTGTTGGTCTTGATGGAGATTTTCGTCAAAATAAATTTGGTGAAATTTTAGATTGTATTCCTTTAGCCACTACCGTAACAAAATTAAATGCTCTTTGTAAAAAATGTAACGATGGGACGTTAGCTCCATACACAAAACGAGAAGATTATTCAAATACTGAACAAATTGTTGTTGGTGGACCAGAAAGGTATGTATCGGTTTGTCAAAAACATCTAACGCACATAAATTAAATGTACAAATATCTAATTGAATTCGTAGGAACTTTAGTCATTTTAACCGCGATGGTTATTACTGAAGTTGATCCAGTCATAATGGGATTGGTCTATTTTTCTACTTTTTTTATGACCAAAAATTTAAGTAACGGATATTTTAATCCATTAGGTCCATTAGTGATTATGTTATTAGGTCGTGGAGAAATGATGGATATGATCTATAATGTCGTAGCTCAAGTTTTAGCCGCTCTATCTGTTTGGGTTCTTTTTAACCCTGTAACGACTTTCATAGAGAAGATTTAATACAAATAAGAATGAGCTTATATATTTACGTAGCGGATGAAGAATTGCGAAATTTATATAGACAACACTTATCTCAAAAACATCGTTATACCGATTCAGGATTTGATATTTTGTTACCTCGACAAACTGTGACAGCTTCTAATAATCAATACATAATGGGAGACCCGGTTTATACATCTATAATTGTTGCTGCTCTCACTGAATCCGGACATCCAGCTCCGTGTTTATTATTGCCTCGATCGTCAATTTCAAGCACTATATTGCGATTATCCAATAGTATAGGATTAATTGATATGGGATACAGGGGTGAAGTTATAGCCAAATGCGATACTGCTGGATTAGGAGTTTCAGTATACCATATTGATGAACAAGGTAAACGTTTATTTCAACTTGTTCAACATAATTTTATGCCGTGGAAAGAGATACGATTAGTGAATACAATGGATGAATTACCTAAAGCTCCTGATAATCGTGGTACTGGTGGATTTGGAAGTACTGGTCGTTAAACCATATTTCGAATTAATGTTAATGAAATAGCATCGTGAATTACGGCTCCCCAATAAGCCGAATACCATGTTGTCTTAAATCCTAAAATCATGATAGCAATTAAAACTAACGACCGCAAAAATGTGTTAACTAACAGGTTTGCCGTCGGTATGAACCAAATATCCATTTATAAAAATGGATTTATTTTTTAACCAAGTAATCATTATTAAAAATTTAAAATGTCGATGACATTAATCGGTTATACTTTCTCACATAAAGTCATTCAAACACCAGGTATTGTTCAACTTGAATGCTTTCAAGAAATGAAAATGGTGTTCGAAACTATCAAAGAAACTTACGAGGCTGCTAAAGAATATCTTACTAATTTTCGGGAATTTCAAGAAATTGAAAACTATGATGTTACGAAAGACTTCGAAATATTTACAGATAAAGATTTCGAAGGATTTGCAGCCGACTTAAATGAAGATATTGACGTTATCGTCACAAAAGATACCTGTTTGGATATTATTACGATTGAAAAGGTTTTCATGAAAAAACGTCAACCGACACAATAAATTTCGTCTTAAGGGCGGTTTTTTCCAGCGAAATATTTTTTCTCACTGTATATCATAAACAAAAATGGGTGGTGGTTTAATGCAATTAGTATCCTACGGTGCTCAAGATATTTATATCTCGGGTAACCCTCAAATTACTTTCTGGAAAGTATTATACAAACGTCATACTAACTTTGCCGTTGAATCTATTGAAGTAACCTTCAATGGTCAAGCGGATTTCAACAAACGTGTAGTTGCTGTTATCAACCGTAATGCCGATTTAATGTATAAAACTTATGTACAAGTTGTATTACCTCAAGTTGATTTAACTCCTGGTTCTTCGGGTACGTTCAACAATGCGTCCACCTTACAAGGTTTCCGTTGGTTAAGTTACATCGGTCACCGATTAATCAAACAGGTTGAAATTGAAATTGGTGGTCAACGTATTGATCGTCAATATGGTGACTGGATGCAAATCTGGACTCAGTTAAGCACTGAAGCCGGTACCGTCAAAGCGTTAGATTCGTTAATCGGTAACACCCATGATTTAGTTCTCTTAAAACGTGGTACGGGTATTCCGTTAGATGCTACTTGTTCTAGTAGTGAAACCACCATTTCTTGCGTTCCTCGTCGTGGTACTCCGGCGAAAACCTTATACATTCCCTTACAGTTCTGGTTCTGTCGTAACCCTGGTTTAGCGATTCCTATCATCGCTTTACAATACCATGAAGTTCGTATCAATGTTGACTTTGAAACTTGGCAAAACTGTCAATATTATGAAACCTCGGTTGGTAACGCTTCTGCGGCTGCTGCTCAATCTTTAGCGGCTGCTTCGTTATACGTCGATTATGTCTACTTAGATACTGAAGAACGTCGTCGTTTTGCCCAACAATCGCACGAATACTTAATTGAACAAGTGCAATTCACTGGTGCTGAATCGATCACTTCTTCTTCCAACAAAATCCAGCTCAACTTTAACCACCCGGTTAAAGAATTATTCTGGGTTGTCCAACGTGACTCGTTCGTAGACTGCTCGAATCCTTCTTGGGTTGCGTCGGTCGGTGGTCCCCAACCTTTCAACTACTCTGATGACTTCAGTACTGAAGGTTTAATCATGAGCTTATTATCTCAAGGTGGTGGTACGTCTGCTGTTGTACAAGGTGCGGGTATCTCTTCTGCCTCTAACGCTACGGCTGTTTTAGGTATGGGTGCGACTAACCAAGCCTCGTTAATTGGTGCGGATACCTACGATTTAGCGACTACTGCTGAATTTGAATCGGGTGTTAACTACTTATTAGCCAAAGTTATCTTAGACTCTGGTGTTCGATGCGAAGGTAAAAACCCTGTTGAAGTTGCTAAAATCCAGCTCAACGGTCAAGACCGATTCACTGAACGTGAAGGTTCTTACTTCGATCGTGTTCAACCTTACCAACACCACACTCGTACGCCTTCCACGGGTATCAACGTTTACTCGTTTGCGTTACGACCGGAAGAACACCAACCCAGCGGTACTTGTAACTTCTCTCGTATCGATAAAGCTACTCTCCAATTAACTGTGTCTCTTAACACGGTTACTGGTGCTCGTACTGCTCAAGTTCGAGTTTATGCGCTCAACTACAACGTTCTCCGTGTAATGAGTGGTATGGGTGGTCTTGCGTACTCCAACTAGAGAGTTTGTATATATTTGTGTGTTGTATGTGTGTGTAAAAATTAAATAAAAATAAAAAATACGGGAGAAATCCCACAAATGAGTTCATAAACATGATTTCATTTGTAAGATTTAAACAATGGATATTGTTATAGCCGTATATAACGAAAACATTGATTGGATAGAAAAATTGTTAGAAAATCGTATTTTTATATACCTAAAAAATCCAGAAAGATTAGATGAAATAAAAACAAAATTTCCAAATGTAAATGTGGAAGTATTAGAAAACATAGGAAGAGAATCTCATACATATTTATACCATATTTGCAACCATTATTACAGTCTTTCTAAGTTTACAGTGTTTCTGCAAGGTAATCCATTTGATCATTGTCCAACTATAATCGAATCCATACAAACATCAAATACAGACAAGTTTTTTGGAAAAATAAATGTATGCGATTCAAATGGTTATGCTCATCACCCTGGAATACCGGTTGGAAAATTGTACCGTGAAATATTTGCAAAAATAAAACTAAGTTTTACATTTGTAGCCGGAGCACAATTTATGGTTAGCGATCGTACCATAATGAAAATACCACTAGAAAAATATAAATTACTATTTCAAAAACATTATAGTGAACCGTTAATTCCGTGGTGTATGGAAAGATTATGGATTTCTATGTTTACATAAATTATAATGGTCAACTACGATTTGTCACATTTAACTCAAGAATCAACTCAAAATGTCTGGGGCCCTATTCAAGATGATGAAGCTTTGTTTCTATATTCAATCATTCGTTCTTCGCGTATATCCAGAATACTTGAAATAGGTGGATTAGATGGATACAGTGCACGTAATTTTCTACAAGCTATGTCTCTATCAAAAAATCCAGTACTATACACTTGCGATTTAGTAGAAGTTCCAAAATTAGCCGATAATCATAAAATTATAGTGAAAAATGCATTACACATTACGAAAGAAGATCTAGATAATCGAGAAATAGAAATGGTATTTTTCGATTGTCATGATTATGTGCAAGTAGATATCTTTTTCAAATTAAGGGATCAAAAATTAATAGGCGACAATACAATTATTGCATTGCATGATACGAACTTACATTATTCACCTTATCATAAACCTGGTGAAAACATAATAACTCATAAATATTTGAAAGAAGAAGATGGATACGTTCATCAAGAAGTGGAACGTTTTATGGCAAATATGTTTAAACATTTAGGATACGATGTATTCAGTATAAACACTACGAAAGATAAACACGATGAAAATTTTCCAATACGTCACGGTATTACTGTATGCAGAAAATTCAAAAAATTATTATAAATGAACTTAGTGTATTATACATTGGGTTACAATGAAATCTATTTGAAAATGTTATATTTATCAATTATTTCGTTGAATAAATATAACGTTGTAGACGTCATAGTTATTTGCGATGAAAAATTGATAGAACAGTGTAAAGAAACTTTAAAACAGTTTGATAATGTTACTATTTATTCATGTACAGGTTGTCACGATGCTATGAGTTCATCTATGAAAAAATTAGAAATATTTAAATACGATATTGAAAAATATCAAAAAATATTATTTATAGATTGTGATATATTGATACATTTGAATCTAGACAATATCTTCAAAAAAATAACTAAAGATAAATTGTACGCTTACAATGAACAAAAAGAGTTTAAATGGCACGCTATAAAATTTCACTCTTTAATGGATTATGAAGGTGACGAATTAGTGTTTTTATACGAAAACAACATTAGAGTTTTCAATGCGGGATTTTTTGGGTTTTTGAATAACGAAGCAATGAAACAACATTTTGATAATATTCTAGAAATGGTTAAAAACTTCAAAGGAGAATATTATTACGAACAATCTTTCATGAACAAATACTTTAACTTAAAGAATTTAACAGATTTAACAGTAATCACCGATGAGAATTGTATTATGAATTTTAGTATGGATTTGCGTAATAAAATCTTGCAATTTAGAAGAACTCCATTAAATAATGTAGGAAAAATTGTTCACTTTTCAGTTTCAACCGACAATCCTTCTAAAAAATTAAGTGACATGTTCAATTATTACGAAAAGTTTTTAAAGTAATTAATAATGACAGTATACATCATAATCACAAGTTCGTTAATTAATGAGGCTGCGGATAAGAATCGTGATTATGTCACACGAAAAAAAGAATATATAAAAGGTATAACAACTTTATTAGAAAGATGTAAAGGAAAATCTTATAAATTAGTTATTGTTGAAAATAATTCTTTAATACATCGAAGATTAAAGATAATTAGAAATCATGCCACATTTTTAGAGAAATTTGGAATACCCGTAATTTATACTATAAATAATATTTATAGAACTCATAATTATGGAACAAAAGAATTATTAGATATTAAGCATGTTATAACTCAACTTAATATTCAAGATGATGATTTTATTGTAAAAATGACTGGACGATATATTCTCGATAAGCATTGCCCTTTTTTTAATGTTGTTGATGAGTTAGATCATAAGCCCTATTCAGCTATAATACGTTACGGAGCTTATACAAACTATGAAAAAGAAAGAGGAAAAGATAATTGTGTAACCGGACTTATTGGGTTGAAATGTAAATATGTAAAAGATCTCTATTTACCAAACGATGATAAATTCATAGAACAAGTTTGGGCCGAAAAAATAGCTTCACTACCTGAAGAAGAAGTTTGTACATTAGAAAAACTAGGGATTTTTATACGTCCTGCGATCTTAGAGATATATACCCTTATTTAATAACAATGTCATGCTTAGACTGCAAATATGTTGGATCGAGGGGATTATTGAATTCTTGCAATCGTAAATCGCCTATACCTGTTCCCGATTTTGATGGATTTAATCCTGCATTATACGAGAATTTGGAGGCAAACGATGTTTTACATGTATGTCCACAAGCTTTAAAAAGTTTCGTTAGTAAAGTATTACCTAAACTAACCAAACCGTTTATTTTGCTTACCAATAACTCTGATTGGACAATTCCGGACGACGTACGAATGGAGTTCTTTGAAATTATCAATAATCCCTTACTTAGTCATTGGTATGCACAAAATTGTGTAATGAACCATGAAAAACTTACACGAATTCCCATTGGATTAGATTACCATACATTAACTCCATCACGAAAAGCTAATTTTACTTGGTCTCACCCCGAAAAACATTATTGGGGATTAAAACATGATCCTATTCATCAAGAAGGTCAATTGGTACAATTACAACAACTTGCAAGACCATTTCATGAACGTGAACTTAAATGTTATGCTAATTTTCAATTTTTAATGCATACACGGTATGGAAAAATAGATCGTATTGAATGTTTCAACACGATTCCAAATCAGCTAGTGTTTTATGAACCACGAAAATGTGAAAGAATTATATCATGGCAAAATATGATGGATTATGCGTTTGTTCTTTCACCTCACGGAAATGGATTAGATTGTCATCGTACATGGGAGGCTCTTTGTTTAGGCTGCATACCGATCGTCAAAACATCGGGGTTGGATCCTTTATTTGAAGATTTGCCGGTTTGGATTGTTTCATCGTGGACAGAAGTTACAGAAGAGAATATGCAGAATAAGATAAATGAGTTTATTCGGCGGATTTTTCGATACGACAAGCTCGAACTTGGATACTGGCAAACCATCATCAAACGATCAACCTAAATTGGGAGGAGGTAAAACTCGAAGAGTTTCCAAATACGGTTCACGTCGTAAAGTTTGGAACGGAAGTGCTGAAAAAACAAAAGGTGGCTTAACTAAAAATGATTTAATGAAAAATAAATACGGTAGAATTGTTTCTGCTAAACGACACGGGAATATGAAGAAAAGAATCGGTGGCGGGGATGAGGAAGAAGATAAAATTTAAACGCAATTGCGTTTTTTCATAAAAATGCCGGAGTCTCCATTCTTAATCGAAGCAAAAACTGTCCAAACAGGAGCGGTCCGTACCCTCATGGAAGCTTTGAAATGTATTTTGGTAGAGATGAGTTTAGTGTTTGACAAAGATGGTATTCGTATGGTAGCGATGGATAATACGCGTACTGTATTAGTACATCTTCGGTTATACTCTGAAAAGTTCGAAAAGTATACTTACGGAACAGGTACACCTAAATTTATTATTGGAGTGAATACTGATCACTTATACCGTATTGTTCGTACGGCTACGAACGATGATACGATTACTTTTTATATTGAAGAAAACGATCCTAATACTTTAGGAGTTCTTCTTGAAGACGGTGAAAAGAAACAAGTCACTCGGTATAAACTCAACTTATTAGATCGTGATCAACCGGAATTTGAATTACCCGAAACCGAATTCAGTACTCACATCACCATGCCTTCGCTTGACTTTCAAAAGATTTGTCGAGATATGACATTATTAGGTGCGAAAACGGTAGAAATCAAAAACGTGAATTCGAGTTTAACCTTTTCATGCAAAGGTCATTTTGCATCACGAACAACGGTAATGGGAGATTCAGAAAATGAGTTCAGTATTCAAAAGAAAACTAATAATGAAATCATTACTGGTAATTACTCCTTACCTCACTTAGTGTTATTCACTAAATGTACAAACTTATGTAATAATTTAGAAATCAATATGAAAAATGATTGGTTCTTAATGATACGTTATGTAGTTGCAAATTTAGGAGATATTAAGTTATGTCTAATGCATTGTTCGTCTTAATCAAGTAACCTATAAAGTAACCTAATCCTATTTCTGATAGTTTTGTTAAAGTGTGTGAAACAGAATTTCCGTGCTTAATAATTCTTTCAACAGGAAATACTCGCACATTAAAAAATAATTGTCCTAATTGGTAAGTTAAACCTAATATACCAATTAATGGATACCATACAGCCATAAACCCAATAATTGCGTGGCTAAGTGTGTAATACCAAGGCTTGTAATATCCTGTCATTATCTTGACTTAACATATAAAGTTGGAAAATACATGAAGTGAGAATATACCCTAAACAAATTGTTCCTATTTTCAAAAAACTCCATGATACATTAAGATAGTATCCTACAAATAACCCTATGAATACCACAACAGTTGTAATAGTTCTAATTATAAATTTTCTATGACTATATTCTTCAGGAGTTAATTTAGGTTCTAATGCAAAAAATACTAAGAAACAGCTAATATATAAGATACTTATAATATTTAATGGAGTTCGATGTGAAAAACTTAAAAATATAAATATTGGATATAATAACGATATTGATTTTTGATAATTATCTTTTAGATACAGATCATTATCTTGTATAAAACTTAATACATTCATAATATAGAAAACTAAGGAAAAATTAAAATCTTTAATTGAAATTATTACAAGACTTATAGTTTGCAGTACCTTTAAAAAATTTAATTGAAAGTCTGTTAAATTAACATTATTATCTGTAAAATCATCATAAATCTTTATAATAGATCCTGATATAAATGAAAACAATATATCCATTAATAATGAATACCATTTTTTTCATATAAATATACCGACAACTTTGATAACATTTCAAGACTAAACATAATTACACAAATTGTTTCAGCCGTTAAAA